AGGATGTTATGCGTAAGACAAAAAATATAAACATGTCTGAGCGTTCTTCTCCTGAAACAGTTGTCAAATCTGGGTTCCAAGTAAAATCAGTTTCATCGCCTTCTAGCAGTGGACTGAGAATTAAAAGTATAAAAAGAACTTAGTATTAATTTAAAAATTTATTATTATGCCTGGACAAGTTAAATCCACACCGACGTTTGCGCTAACGCCAAGCTCGGAAAGGACGCCCACAGCACAGAATTATTTAACAAATGCAGATTTTGATTTCTTAAATCAATATTTACCTGACACTTATGAAAAAGAATTTGAGCGTTATGGTAACAGAACTATTTCTTCTTTCCTACGTATGGTAGGAGCTGAAATGCCTACTAACTCTGACCTTATCAAATGGGCAGAGCAAGGTAGATTACACACTAAATACACATCAGTTGGATGTGCAGCAGGTCAGACTAATGCTGATCAAGTTGTATTTCAAGTTAATGACACATTAGATCCAACTGCTGCAGAGCAAGTTATTAGAGTTGGTCAAACTATCGTTGTTGTAAAAAATGACGGGTCTGGATCAAACAAAGCAGTCGTAAGTGCTGTTGATAACGCTGCCGGAGGTAGAGGTAGATTTACAGCCGACTTTTATGAAGCTGCTGGATTTACTGGTGGTTCTGGTATTGGAAATGCGGATGTAACAGTATTTATCTATGGATCAGAATTTAAAAAAGGAACTGCTGGAATGCAAGGTTCACTTGAGTCTAACGACTTTATCTTCAGTAACAAGCCTATTATCATTAAAGATACTTACAATGTAAATGGATCTGATATGGCTCAAATTGGTTGGATTGAAATCACAACTGAAGATGGTGGAACTGGATATTTATGGTACCTAAAATCAGAGCACGAAACAAGATTGCGTTTTGACGACTATCTAGAAACTGCTATGATTGAAGCTGTACCTGCAGAGCAAAACTCTGGAGCTGCCGCAATTTTAGGAAGTTCAGGAGCTGCAGCAGATCCTGGAGCTGGATCAGATGGTATTTTTTATGCTGTTCAACAAAGAGGTAACATCTGGGACGGTGGAAACCCAACAGTGTTAGCTGACTTTGATAATGTAATCAGTCGTCTTGATAAGCAAGGAGCGATTGAAGAGAATGTATTATTTGTAGACAGACAGTTTGCTTTTGACATTGATGATATGTTAGCAGCACAAAATGCTTATGGAGCAGGTGGTACATCTTACGGATTGTTTGACAACGATGAAGAGATGGCTTTAAATTTAGGTTTCTCTGGTTTCCGTAGAGGATATGACTTCTACAAAACAGACTGGAAATACTTAAATGATCCTACAATGAGAGGTGGATTACCTACAGGTGCAGGTTCAGGACGTGTAAACGGACTACTAGTACCCGCAGGATCAACAAGTGTTTATGATCAAATTCTTGGTAAAAACGCTAAAAGACCATTCTTACATGTTAGATATAGAGCTTCAGAAACTGAAGACAGACGTTATAAAACTTGGATTACTGGTTCTGCTGGTGGTGCAAGAACTACTGACGTGGATAACATGCAAGTAAACTTCTTGTCTGAAAGAGCTGTTTGTACTTTAGGTGCTAACAACTTCTTTATATTCCAAGAGTAATATATTGTTTTAATGGGGGTGATAAAGCCCCCATTATTTTTATTATAAAATTTAAATCTAATCAAATGAAAACTACACAGAAATTTGTAGATAAAATCTACAAACTAACCCGCGATACCGCACCTTTATCTTTAATTTTAGCGTCTAGACATACCCAAAGATTTCCTTTGCTTTGGTTTGATGAAAAAACCGGAACAAACAAAGCTTTAAGATATGCAAGGAATCAAAACTCTCCATTTCAAGATGAGCAAGATGACAATGCTATATTAGAACCAATTGTCTTTGAAAATGGCTTTTTAACAGTTCCGAAAACAAATCAAGTTCTTCAGAAGTTTTTAGAGTATCATCCTGGCAATGGACGTGTTTATGTTGAAGTAGACAAAGCTAAAGAAGCTTCAGAAATAGTTGAAGAATTAAATGCTGAGGTCGATGCATTAATTGAAGCTAGACAGCTATCAGTTGATCAGGTTGAGAACATAGCAAGGGTATTGTTCCAAAGAGACGTTACAACTGTTACTACGGCAGAACTTCGTAGAGATATTTTAGTCTTTGCTAAGAATCAACCAAAAGATTTTTTACTTCTTTTGAAAGATCCAGCTTTGAAACTAAACTCTAAAATCCAACTGTTTTTTGACAAAAACCTGTTGCAATTTAGAAATGAAAACAAAGAGGTATGGTTTAATACACCTTCCAACAAAAAGAAAATGTTAAATATACCATACAAAGAAGATCCATTTTACATTATATCATCTCACTTTCAGTCTGATGAAGGATTAGAGGCACTAAAACATTTGTCTACTCTAGCCAAGAATATGTAAAAAGTGCGATTTTATTTTTCGTATCTTTGTTTTTTGTTTAACCCATAATTTTTTTAACATGGCAAAATATATTCAAATTACAACCGGATCAGGGAATGAACTAGTTCCAATAAGCGGAGGTCTTTTTGTGCAAAGAACAAGCGCAACTGCGATGAGAATTCATAGCGGTCAGGACCTTTCACATCATTATGCATTAGTTACTGTAGGCAGTACTTTTGCAATGGTTACTGCTATCAACGCAGCTTTAGAAAAAGCAGCTCAAACAAGTTGGACAAATGCAGTAATACCTGTAGAATTACCTACAGGAGAAACAGTTACTAGTATAACTGTTACAAATTTCTCTTAAAAAAGAGAATTGTTTTTTCGTTTTTGAGGAGAGGTCAGAGAAATTTGACCTCTTTTTTTTTTACTTATCTTTGTGTAAAAGAAATGCAATGATAAATTCTGTAAGAAATACAGTTTTAGCAATAATCAACAAGAACAATTACGGTTATTTATCTCCTAATGATTTTAATTTATTTGCTAAACAAGCTCAATTAGATTTGTTTGATGAATATTTTTTTCAATACAATCAACAAATAAACGAAGAGAACGCAAGACTTTCGGGGACAGGGTATGCAGATATTAAAAAAGGTTATGAAGAAGTTATAGACACTTTTTCAGTAACAAGTACCCTTACACAAAACGCAGCAAATGTATATTATCTTCCCACCGCTGCAACTACAGGATCAGATTATTATCTAATAAATGAAGTAAGATGCTCTTCAGGTGGAGTTTTTAAAGGCATTGCTGAGTTAGTTTCAAACAATAAAATAACATTACTAAACAACTCCAAACTTACAGCACCAACTGTAAACTTTCCAGCATATACTCAGGAAGGTGGTTCAATTACTATTTACCCAAGTTCATTTAATGGCGCAACTGACATTACCTCACAGTACATTAGATATCCCGTCGATCCAAAGTGGACCTACAGAACAATATCAAATGGTGAACCCGTATTTGATCAGAGCCAGCCTGACTTTCAGGATTTTGAACTTCCCTTGGATGATGGAAATGATTTGGTATCTAAAATATTACAATACGCTGGTATATCAATTAGGGAAGCAGATGTATTTAAGTTTGGTCAAGTTGAAGAACAAATGCAAAATCAAGAACAATAGTTATGTCGTATATAGATCAAAAAAAATATTATACAAATGATGGTGTCAATCCAACTAATTTAAACTGGGGATCCTATCAATTTGTAACATTATCTGATATAGTCAATAATTTTCTATTGATGTACTCGGGAAACCATTCGATGATTAACAATGTTAATAGATTTAAGATATTATTTCATGCTAAACGTGGTATTCAAGAATTGAATTACGACGCTTTTAAAGAAATTAAATCTTTACAGTTAACTGTATATTCGGATTTAAGATTTGTTTTGCCATCAGACTACGTAAACTGGATTAGAATATCACTATTTAAAGACAATACTATAAGACCACTTGTTGAAAATATTCAAGTACAATCAGCATTATCTTACGTCCAAACAGCTACTGCTTCGTTTACATACGACTCAGATGACAATGTTGAAACACAAACCTCAAGTCTTGATACTGCGCGTACAGATGGTTCGTTAAATTCAATATATCTTAATCAAGCTAATTTAGACCAACAAAACAACAATCTGCCTTATAATGAAGATTTTTATGACACTAATATTGGTGCACGTTATGGTTTAAATTAGCTTGA